CTTTTAGATTTTATAGTGAGTATAATGAGTTTTTTAAGAAACCAGTAGACCATCTAGGGGTATGTGAATTTAATACATACTCATTGCAGCTCTCACTATATGCATATCTATACGAATTAAGCAGTGGAAAAAAATGCAGCGGTTTAGTTATCTTCTATAAAAATAACGACGCTTGGTATCCAATTCGTTTAAACTATATGAAGAAGGAGATTATTGCTCTAATTGAAGATTACAATAATCCCAGTTAACAATTTTTAAGAATTGCTTGATATACTTTTCTCGATCCGGTCCGTACTTCTTATAATATGCATGCTCCCATACATCAATTCCTAAGATAGGAGTACCTTGATCAAACATAAGCGGGTTATCTTGTTTGTCTGTCTGTACAATTTTTAATGTATTACCCCTCTTGACGAGCCATACCCACCCTGAACCGAAGTGTGATTTAGCTTGTTCTGTAAATTCTTTATAGAAGCTCTCTACTGTTTTATACTTCTTTTCGATAGCATCTTTTATATTGCCTCTAATTGGATGTCTATTAGGCGTCATCATATTCCAGAAAAGTTGATGATTATAAGCTCCTCCTGCATTATTACGAACAGCGGCTTTTTTATTACCGGCCTTTTTAATTAATTCTTCTAAAGGAGGCTGTGATACACCTACAGCATTATTTAATTTTTGTACATAACCCTTATAATGCTTATTATAGTGGAGCTTCATTGTCTCCTCATCAATATAAGGTTCTAACGCATTAAATGCGTATGGTAGTTTTACTGGCTTATAACCGCCTACCTCTTCTAGAATTAAATCTGCTAACTTATCATAGTTCATTTCTTACCACCTTTCATATTTGCACACCAATGGTACATCTTACCTTTTTCACCACCGTATTTTTTAGCTTTTTTACGGAGTTCGGTAACCGAACCTTTACAACTAGCTCCGGCTCTCTTAACTCTACCTGGTTTACTCTTACCCTTCTTTTTACCATCGGCATAGTTTTCTGAAAAAAATTGTATAAATGAATTCATTTTTTAAGGAAGAGTAAGTCTTTGTAAGCTTTTTTACTTAGTCTCAAGCTATATACCATATTTATATCAACGAACCTAAAGCCTACATGCTCGTGACTTAATTTTATAAATCTCGATTTAAGTTTACTGTAAAAAATTACTCTTTTCGGTTTTTTGCTGAGAATACGCACTGGTACCATATCTACTCCGGTCTCTTCTTTAAATTCACGCTTTGCGCCAGTTAATATATCCTCGCCTACTTTGATATGACCGCCTGGTAATTCATACGTGCCATCTTTATTCTGTAGGAGTAATAATTTACCCATGTAAATTGCTATAGTTTTCGCTGAAATACTCGAATCATTCGCTGAACGTTCGCTTTCTTTAGTAAAATTAGGTGGAGACATATAAGTATTTATAAATATTTATGACATGTTTGGACTTATTACAATGTTACTTACAACGCTCGGTGCAACGGGTATGGGCTCGATGCTCAAGATTGTCGGTGGTCTCTTCGCAGGTATATCAGACGCTAAAGACTCTAAAGCTAAAAGAGAGCTTATTAGAGATATGCAAATGCAAAAAGCAGATCTCGAATTTCAAAAAGCTGTTTTTGGTGAAATGGATAAAGATACATCTGCTTTTACCCGTGGTACTCGCAGGCTCATTGCTCTTATCGGGATGTGTAACTTTTTCGTCATCTCAGTCCTCTGCACCCTCTGGCCAGGAGTTGAGCTCGTTACCTTTACCCCTCCCGAAAACAAAGAGTCGTTCAAAATCCTCTGGGGATTGGTTTCTTTCCCCTCAGGAGCAGACATTACCACCTCAATTACGACAGGGCACATTGCTTTGGTCTCAATCGCCACTTTGGGAGCGATAATTGGTTTCTACTTTACACCAGGAGGTAAGAGATGATAGGTGATATATTGACATTTATTGAAAAAGTTGGTTTACCTATTACAGCTGCATTAGCTGTTGGTTGGTTTTTATTTATAATTCTTAAGTTTATTTTAGCTCAAGTAAATAGTAGGATTTCAGGTTTAGGTAACTCTTTATTATCTTTAGAAAATAAAGTTGATGTAATGAATAATGATATTGTGAAAATTGACGCTCTTTTTTCTAGTGCATTTAATGTTGAACCAAACCTTGATCGCATTGCAGCGAGCGAAGGTAAAGAAGATTGTAGAGACGATTAATTATGAGTGGTTACGAATTTTCACACTGGGCTGATATTATAACAAAATTTGGATTCCCTGTTATTGCTTTAATAGGTTTAGGTTCATTTATATGGTATATTTGGAAATGGGTAACTAAACAAGTTAATCCTTCTCTAGATAAAGCTGGAGCTTCTCTAGGTAAACTTAAAAAACAAATACAAGCTCTAGATAATGATATGATAAGACTGGATATGAAATTAAAAATATTAATTCAAGAACGTCATATTATAGATAAAAATAGAAAAGAACTTATATCAGAGAAAGAAAAACCCTACTAACCGCAGCTAGTAGGGGACTTAGATACTCCAAGAGACAATCTAAGGGGTGAAAAAGTAATTATTTTTTAGCAGCAGGTTTTCTACCTCTCTTAATAGCTGGCTTCTTCTGCTTAGCTTTAAACTCTGCAAGTTCCGCCTCCGCTTTAGCAGCTAATTCCTTTGCTTCTTGAACTACTTTGTTAACTTCTTCTAGGTTGTTACGCGTAACTAAAGCACCGGTGATGATACCAGCTACAAAAACAACAATATATGTTAGTATTTCCATAAGACAATTATTTAATCAAAATATAACCATGTTCAACAATAAATATTAATATGGACAACACACAATTAAAAAAACTTTCTAAAATTGAATTAGAGGAATTAGGTAGAACAAAAGGTATTGAATTGGATAGAAGATCTAATAAAAAAACATTAATAGCTCAGATATCCAGTTTATTGAAAAGGAAACCCTCAACAACATCTAAAGCAGCTAGTTCATCTAAACCTGTTAAGTCATCTGCAACCCCAGCATCGCGCGGATTTCGTGTAAGTCCTGGTAAATCTAACGCATAGTTTATTAAATAATAATATGAGCAATCTTTCTTTTAATAACGAACTTCTTTTTGGTGGCGGGTCTGTAACTGACGGCGTTTCAGGTATAGCTGGTACTAATACATCTAAAATTCTTTATAACGCTAATGATAAGGGTACTGACACTACTGTCGTTACAACATCTGCTACATTAAATGGTACTGAGTATGAAATCGATATATTCGCTGGTTATAACGGTAGTACTTTAGCTATTATTGATAAAGATCGCTTTTCAACACAATTTGTTTTTGCATCAGGCGCATCAACTCAAACAGAAACAGCTTCTGGGTTTATTTCAGTAAGCCCTTCATTGCGTAGATTATATACGCTCGGTTACGTTTAAAAAATAATTTATAAACATTAAAAAAGCCGTAATTAAATTTAATTACGGCTTTTTTTTACTTTTTAGATTTTGAATCGCTCGTCTTCCAGTAATACTCACTCACAATCTAGACTTTAAGGGCCATATCCCAGATTACTAATTGTAGTCTCGGGCTAAACTTAAGTGTATGTTTTTTACATAACTCAGCTACCATTGCAGATTTAGCAGTGTGCTCTTCCCTACTACCACAGCAAGGCATTAACCAAACTCTTTCACGGCTAACTAAACCATTATCAATATATTTTTCAAATAGTTCCTTCTCATCATCTTCATTATTAATAACAAATTTAAAGCAAGAACCTAATTCATTATGATACTTTAACACATCAGGTTTATACCTACGCTTTTCCGGATCGCCGTTATTACTCATCTTCGGAGATACAGTAAACGTCGCTCTATATATTGAGGACCATTCCGGTAAAGGCATTAAAGATCCATTTGTTTCGAAGTCAATACGCGGGCAAAAACTGAACCTTTCCATAAAGGATACTAACCATTCTATAAGTCGCTTCTGTTGCAGCAACGGTTCTCCGCCGGTAATCTTAAGAATTGCACCGTCCTTAAGATTCTTAACGAACCCGTTATTCTCATAGAAATTATTGAGCTCATCATATGTATATCGGTTCTTCACAGACCATGAAACAAACGAATCGCATCCATGCGGTGAATCTTCGGATGCAAAGCCTTGACATGTAAGGTTACACATAGCAAGTCTCATAAAAACAGAAG